GAAGTTCCAAGCAGCAGCAGCCAAAAGGCGCAGGGAAGAAAAAGATTCTGCGGCCAAGGCCATCAGGCAGCGCAAGGCCAAGATGGAGCAATTGACCGAGTACATTGCCATCGGTATTGCCAGCATCATTTTGGCTGCATTATTGATCTACGGCATCATCATTTACATGATGCACATCCGAAGATGAGCGAGAAACCTGAATCAGTTTTGGACAAGGTGCTGGCCTATGTGGACAGTCCCTTCAAACTGTTCGCGGCCATCCTGATGGGGGTCATTGCATTCTCTGGTTACTTTCTTTGGCAGAACCAAGAGTTTATGAGGGATGCTTACAAGGAGTCCAAGAAGCTGCCCGAGATCAACACGGCCAGGGCAGATGACGCCAGTTCAATGCTGCTGAAGAAAACAGGGGCAACGGTGGTGGCGGTGTTCAAGGTGAACCCGCTATTCAACAGCAGGGTGCTTTACAAGGCATACACCAAGGATGGCAGGGACAAGAGCATTGAGGACATCGATGTGGGCTTGTTCAGCCAGAACACGGCCAACAACTCGGATGTGGTCAAGTTGATGACCAACGAGGTTCCTTGCGGTGAGTACCGCTACGCACAGTCTGAGGTGGGGCTGTGGTACTTGGAAAAAGGCGTGACCTATACCTGCCGCATCAGTGTCCCACCGGACTCACATCGTTTTGTGGGCCAGATCACGGTGGGGTGGGCAGAGCAGCCCAAGGACATTGAGCAAGTAAAATTCATGCTGGAAATTGCTTCAGCAATGTTGACCAAAAGGGGGAATTGATATGGACTGGCTCAGACAAATCGCACCCACCATCGCCACAGCGATGGGCGGCCCACTGGCTGGCATGGCCGTGTCGGTCATCTCAAAGGCCATCGGTGTTGACCCCGACAAGGTGGGCGACATGATCAGCAACAACAAGCTGACAGCAGAGCAGATCGCCCAGGTCAAGATCGCTGAGATTGAATTGCAAAAGCAAGCGCAAGAGCTTGGCCTTAACTTTGAGAAGCTGGAGGTTGAAGACCGAAAGTCAGCCCGAGAGATGCAGGCCACCACCCGCAGCATGATGCCCCCCATCTTGGCTGGCTCTGTCACTATCGGGTTTTTTGGCATCATGGGCATGATGTTTCATGGCGCGGTGGACAGCAGCAACCCTGCCATTTTGATGATGCTAGGCAGCCTTGGCACGGCATGGACGGGCATCATCTCTTACTACTTTGGCTCCTCTGCTGGCTCACAGGCCAAGACCGATTTGCTTTCTAAAAAGGCGTGATGACATGAAAGACAACTTTGACGAAGCCCTGAAGGCCGTGCTGCACCATGAGGGTGGCTACGTTTTCCATAAAGACGATCCTGGTGGCATGACCAACCTGGGCGTGACCAAGAAGGTCTGGGAGGAATGGGTCGGCCATCAGGTCGATGAAAAGGCCATGCGTGCCCTGACGCCTGAGATCGTTGGCCCGATGTACAAGTCCAAGTATTGGGACAAGGTTAAGGGCGATGACCTGCCTGCTGGCGTGGACTATGCTGTCTTTGACGCAGCGGTCAACAGTGGCCCAGGGCGTGCCGCCAAGTGGCTCCAAGCCTGTGTGGGTGTCGAGCCTGATGGCGGCATTGGCCCCAAGACGTTGGCGGCGGTGGCGGCGTTTGAGGGTGACCTGGTTGACGATTACAGCAAGCGCCGACTGTCCTTCTTGATGGACTTGCCCCACTGGCCAACTTTCGGCAAGGGATGGGGCCGCAGGGTGGCCGATGTGAGCAAGACAGGTTCCAGCATGGCATAAGTGGAATAATCAACCCATGGCCAACGTCAAGCAGCAACTCGAAACCCCGTCAATCCCAAGCCTTGGGTTTGCGCCGGAGGTGTATGAGCGCAGGCACTTCAGTGAAAACTACGGTGCCTTGAACACCTACTTTCGCAAGATGATCGGCGTGCTGGGTGCGCTGTTTGGGCCAAGGGGCGGCAAGTTTATGAACACCCCCTACGGGGCTTTTCAGGACTCAACCGACCAGACAGCGGCCAACACCACCACGGCCTATGCCGTCACATTCAACACCACAGACTTTTCCAATGGCGTGACCATTGCCAGCAACTCGCGGATTACTGTGGCCGACTCTGGAATCTGGAACTTGCAGTTTTCAATTCAATTGACGAATACGACAAATGCGTCCCAAGATGTGGATATTTGGTTTCGGGTCAATGGCACAAATGCGGCAAACTCAAACAGCCGATTTGGCTTTGCACCCAGAAAGGGTGCTGGAGATCCATTTCACACTATTGCGGCCATGAATTATTTCTTGAGCCTGAATGCGACTGACTATGTGGAGATCATGTGGAGGCCAACTGATGTTGGCGTGGCGATTGAGCAGTACTCTGCCAGCGCCAGCCCAACACGACCAGCAGTGCCATCGGCCATCGTCACGATGAGCTTTGTATCCAACCTACCAACGGTGTGACCCATGTACCTTCCACTGAAACTTCCACCAGGCATCTACCGCAATGGCACGGAGTACCAAGCGGCTGGCCGATGGTATGACGCCAACCTGGTGCGCTGGTACGAAAACACGCTGCGGCCTGTTGGCGGGTGGCGCAAACGCTCCACAGCGCAACTGTCTGGAGTGTGTCGCGGCATCTTGACTTGGCGCGACAACAGCGCAGTGCGCTGGATCGCCTTGGGCACACACACCAAGCTGTACGCCATGAACCAAGGCGGGGTGTTGAAAGAGATCACACCCACAAGTTTTACTGCTGGGTCAGCCAACGCTGTGCTGAACATTGGCTATGGCGCACAAGAATATGGCTCATATGCCTATGGCGTGGCGCGGCCTGATGTCGGCGCCAACACGCCAGCGACCACATGGTCGATGGATACATGGGGCGAGTATCTGGTGGCCTGCTCCAGCGCAGATGGCAAGCTGTACGAGTGGCAGCTTGGCTTTGCAACGCCAACTATTGCTGCTGCCATTGCCAACGCGCCAACGGGTAACAAGGCCGTAATGGTCACAGCCGAGCGCATCCTGTTTGCCCTGGGCGCTGGTGGCAACCCCCGCAAGGTGCAGTGGTGCGACCAAGAGAACAACACCGATTGGACGCCCAGCACTTCCAACTTGGCTGGCGATTACGAACTGACCACACCCGGCACGCTGTTGGCTGGCAAGCGCGTCAAAGGCATCAACCTGCTGTTCACCGATGTGGATGTCCACACGGCGCAATACGTTGGCGCACCATTCGTTTACGGCTTTGAAAAGGCTGGCAGCGGCTGCGGCCTGATCTCAGCGCAGTCTGTGGCGGCCATCGACACTGCCGCCATCTGGATGAGCAAGTCGGGATTCTGGATTTATGACGGTTACGCCAAGCCACTTCCAAGTGATGTGGGTGACTACGTTTTCCAAAACATCAACTATGCGCAGTCCTCGAAAATCTATGCTGTCCACAATAGTCAGTTTGGTGAAATCTGGTGGTACTACCCCAGCGCAGCCAGCAATGAAAACGACTCATATGTCACGTTTAATTACCGAGAGAATCATTGGGCGATTGGCACTTTGGCTAGGACTGCTGGCAGCCATGCTGGTGTTTACACCAACCCGCTGATGGTGTCGGTGGATGGCTATGTGTACGAGCATGAGGTGGGCTTTGCCTATGACGGTGCAACGGTCTATGCCGAGTCTGGACCTGTGCAGATCGGCAACGGTGACAACATCATGAGCGTGCGCCAGGTGGTGCCCGATGAGCAGACGCTGGGGGAGGCGGTGGTGTCATTTGCCACCCGGTT